AAATAAGGAAAAATGTAAAATCAATAGTAGGAGTTTCACCTACGATAGTCTTACTTTTTCTTCTTCTGTTTTTATTCTTGAAGAAGTATTAATAAATCGTAAAAAATGTTGGATAAAATGCTCTTGTAAATTATTATGTAATGAAGTATGTATTTGTGTTGCTAAATATGGTAATAAAAATGATGTATTTTCAAATTAGTTTTCGCATGATTCAATAGTGGTTGGTATTCTTCTTGATAAAACTTTTCTGATACTTCGTGTTTGTCTTCGTGTTTGTCTTCGTGTTTGTCTTCGTGTTTGTCTTCGTGTTTGTCTTCGTGTTTGTCTTCGTGTTTGTCTTCGTGTTTGTCTTCGTAGTTTTTTTTGATTTTTGTCGCATTTTACGTTTTTTTCCACCTCGAATCGTTCCAAATAAATTCATCAATAAAACAACAAGATGACTATTTCGTGTCCAATGACTAAACTTTATTTGATATATGCCTTGGTCAACATAATTGGAAATTATTGCTTCAGCATCAGATAGTGTTATTATAGATTTCAACTGTTCATATAATATTGTATTTTGAAAAGTTACTCTTTCATTATCTGTATCTTCCCATTTTATCAATCTATAAAGAGATAATGGTATTAATGAAATTATCTCGGTACCTTTTGTAATTGTTATTTTTTTGCAATAATTAATATTAGTTATATCATCTATTGTACATAACCCGCTGTTATGTTTTGTCACTAAAGGAATTGTATCAGAACTTTGCGCAATAATCACATCAGGATGATTAATATATTTTACAAGAGAAATGTACATTTGAAGATAGATATAAATATAACCACAATTCCATATATGATTCATCATTTGGTTTTTAAATTTTTCAATTAATTCATCATGACTATCTTGGAAAAAATCAATAAGATCATACTCTAACATATGTATATCAAAAACTTCATGCGCAAGTTCATTCATTAAATAATTCATTTTTTCACATAATTTTTCTTTGGAATTAATGAGGGATAAAGAAGACATATTCCAAAATATTTTTAATTGTTCAAAAATATCTATTGTAATCGGATGCATTGGGACACATGCAACAAAAAAACTTTCTGGGATATAAGGAAACCCTTTATATTTACCTTTAAGTTTAATATATCGATTCTGCAATTCATGATAATCTTCTGTTAATAGATTTTGAAAATTTACATTGTCGGACATTTTATTTAAAGAAGTTACAAATATTCTTTCAACCATGTAAGATTGTGTATACATTGTTATAAATGTTTTATTTGCTGATTCTAAGTCATAATATATATTTAATGAACAGAATAAAAATGTCGTGAGATCAACCCAAAAACCACCATAATATTTTAATAAAAAAAAACGAATTACATCTGATTTTTTGGCAGGATCAACATATTCATTATCCATTAAATCTTTAATCCATGGCTCGTTGTGGGTATCAATCATTTCATTTAATGATGATCTTTCAGTTATAATATTTATTTCCCATTCTTCAGGTGAATGTAATTTTTCAATGCGATTTTTAAAAAAAAATATTTTTTCATCCATTTGTCCTGTCCAATAAGCCCATATTATTTTAGGTATCATATAATATATAAATATAATATTAAACATATATGTTTACTAAATTATATAAACCAATCTGGTCGTTCTCTCTACTTCTAAAAGTTCAGTATCTTTACTTTTCTTACATCTATTATCTCTTGATCCTAATGATTTAATGCAATATAAAATAAAGGTATCATCTATAATTGGTAATGGTTGTTTATTTGTATAACAATTCAAACATACAACCGAATAAATTGGTAAGTATGTATCATTAAATTATTCATTTCAAAAATCAAATCATTAATAACAGGTTGGACTAAATCACGATTAAGTAAAATAGTTTTGAGAGGTATTTTGAAAGTTTTATATGCGGATTTATCATTATTCAAAATTAAAAGAAAATATAGAAAATGTAATAAGTAAAATACCAAAAGAAAAATATAAAAATATTTTTAAAGATGCTTATGAAAGACCAGAAAATACATATCAAAGAATAAAACAAGAAAAGTTAAGAAATAATATTTATAAATCTCATTTCAAAATGGGCGTTTGAAATGAGAAAAGGTGTATAAGTAATTCAATAATTTGGTCTAATTTATCCATAAAGTATGTTGTGCGAAAAAATTGAAACTATAAACGACCCTATATTTAATGTAAAATGCAAGACTATTTTACAAATTCAGTACGCATATGCAAGTTGCGCATGGACATCGAGTCCGTTTCCGAAATCCTATCCGAATTGGGATACACAGTTGAATCAAACCACGCAATTAAATATACGACATCATTTATGACCGAACTCCAGTTTGAAATCGACACAGTTTCGGTCAAAATCACATACCAAACCACCGACACGATAAACGACGTGGTCAGTGCATTATATGCGAAATTCTCCAATGCAGCGCCACTATTACGCGAGGAGGCGTTGCGAGACGATATATTCAATCTAATTGTGTTGGCAGCAGAAGACGACGAATGGCGTGAAACATACGCGCCCACTGATAATATGTACGCAATGTATTATTATATTCAAGGACAACCTACCACTGAAATATATCGCCTATTTCACGCTGCATTATCGATGGAAACATTATTCATTGAAGCCGATAAAAACACAATCGAATCGCGACGTAATGCGTTGAATATATGTCGTTTTTCCGACGATTTAAGCCGAAATATTGCATTCGCAAGCATATTATTGCGCGGGATGGACAGCGAGTTCTATTATTGTAGGTGGATGTGCTTGGTCGAATTAATTAATTTAAACCCGAAAATATTAATGTATATTGATTTAACTGCGGAATTAAATAAAATACGGCAATCTACAAACTACGAAATGAATATATTAAAGAAAGCAACTGCTGCGTATTGATTTTATATGTAATCCAAATTACATAAAAAATAGCAGTGAGTAGTTTCGATCTACCGACCTTCTGGTTATGAGCCAGACGCGCTTCCTCTGCGCCACACTGCTTCACTATATACATACATTATTTATTTAAGTTGTTTTCAATAAAACTCTTCGATATATGCAATAATATTTATATGAAGAATAAATTTCAAATCGTTCGTATAAATAGAAAGTAAATTGCTGTTTTTTGCCAATACGGCATCGAGCAACACAATATATGAATCAAAAATGTTATTAACGTTGATACATAATAACGAGCCTCTAATCTTTGTAATTTCGAATTTAATATTGTGTATATTTTTATCGTGTATCCATTTGCGTAGATTTATATGAAATTCACGGCATTCTTGTTTACACTCGCGTATAATACTTTCATACAATACTTTATCGTGGAAGAACTGAATAAGTAAATCGGCGTTCATACATTACAACTGTAATTTATAAAGAATGCTTTTTACGTGTTCGCTTTGTTCTGCCTTTGCCCCTTGTTCTGCCTTTGCCCTTTGACTTGGTTTTCTTTTTAACTTCGATTCGCTCACGCACCTGCGTTATAATTGAAGTTAATGTTGCATCGTTTATATAATCACCATAAATGCGTTGTAATTCGTGATAATGTTCATCGTGTCCTACTGAATCACGAGCCAAACGTCGCACTATTGTAGCGGAAATCGCACCTTCAGGTCGTGGCAATGCGTCGACGGTGACAGTGACGCCTTCCGTTAAATACCGCATTAACCAGTTATAATCATCTTTGCGGTCTTCACCTACAACCAGATGTATATCAGGCGTAGACTCCGCGATTTGACCGATGGGTCCAAGTGGCGTTTTTCCCAAAGGCTTAATATGTACATTTATACGAGTACCCGTCTTTCTTTTTATAGATGTAATCATACGTTCCAATACGAGTTCTTTCTCTGCATATTCCAATGGATTATCGAAATCCACCGAACCCGATAATATAATATGAACCTCATCTAATCTCATTGATTCGGCCTTTGTTATCATCGTTTCAATTAATCCAGCGTGTCCTGGGGTTGGTGGGTTCATACGTGCAATTGTACATACAGCAGTCGCCGTTCTTGATTTTTTGTGTTCGTGCTCATCGGATTTCATATATTATATAGATAAACAATCAGCGACGAATTCGGCATCGGTTCTTGGTATTTTGGCGTCATATTTCCCTTTTAATAAAGAAATGACAATCGTGGTTAAATCCTCTAAACTACCCGTCAATTGTTTTATTTCACCTGTTTTTATATTAAGAATTTTGAATTCTTTAGAATCCGTACGCGTCATTCGCCAAATCCAAGCATAAATAACCACTTGCAACAAATGGTCTGTCGTTATTTCACTCGTGCATTTCAATTCCCATACCGATTCCGCAATTAAGTCAACACGTGCAGTAAACCGATATATAGTCGTCAATTCTTTCAAAGCAATGTCGATCCGCGTATGTGCAGCATCATTCGTCGCACAAATAATGGTTTCTTCCATTAGCGGCGCATCGTTGCATTCGGCGCCAATGATGGAGTCTAATCGTGCTTTTGTTAAAGAAATAATGTCATCCGTAATCCAAGTATATTCAGATGGGTCGATTTGTTTCAATTTAAAATACAATTTTTCTTGAACAGAAACAAACATATTCGCCAACACCAAATAATCACTCGGTGAAACGCATTCTTTTGGCATCGTTTGCATATGCGCCTTTAAAAACACGTGGTCATTCGCTCCAATCTCATTCATAAACATTTGTATCATATTATAAAGAATATTGCGAGTTCCACCAATATAATCGTAATACATACTCGGAATGGCAATGCCCGTCAAATCGCTGATTTCTTCATAACCTGATTTAGTGAGAATCACGCTTGGTATATCAATCATTGCTTGTTCGGGCGCGATTTGTATGAAAATTCGGTCTATAATCGGTGTTATTTCTTCAAGTACGGGTTCAGGGATGAATTTAATGAGGTCAGTTGGAGTGACAAAATGTGTTTGCGTGGTGGATTCGTTTTTCTTCTGATAAAAGATACTTCGTGGCGTGCCTTTGAACGAAATGTATGATTTTTGTTTCATTTCGTGGTGTGTTAATTGCAAGAAATGTAGAGGTTGGTCGGTACTATATTGGTCAATTTCCAATAAATAAAGACCATGCGTGGCACGCGTGCAGCCAACATATAACGTATTCGGACAGACATCGGGGTTCATATTACGTGCATAATAATTGAAATACGTATTATCGAAACCCATTAAAAACACGTATTTCCGTTGTCGTCCTTTGACTGTATGAAACGTGGAGAACACGATTTTCCCTGCAATAACACGGTCGTCGATTTTAGTATCTTCAAACATCGGGACATAACACGGAATGCCGCGTTCGACCAATGCGTTTTCCATTTTACGTATGTTGTTTTTCGCACCTTTGACAGATGCGCCCAAAATAAAAAAATCTTCGGGTTTATCGCCTTCTGCCAAAAGTCGTGTTATAATGGCAACCACGATTTTTTCGAGGTGCGCGCGTGAATTGCGAATATAAACGACAGGTTCACCATCGCGACACGCAGCAATGCGTGGAGCGGTTAACATCACTTCGTTAATAAAAGTCGACATTTGATTGGTAATTCGATATGAAGTTTTCAAAGAACAGCGTTCAAACACAGGGGATTTAAGGTTCAGCCAGATTTTGTCGGCCATTGTAAGAAATCGAATATCGGCGCCTTTGAATTCATAGAGACATTGCATATAATCACCCAATACGAGTAAATTAAATGGCGATGCCATATCTGTGGTTAATTTACGGATAAACTGAAAATAAAGCGGCGTCATATCTTGACATTCATCCAAAACTACAATCTCATATTGAGGTATGGTGATGCGCGGTATCTGTTTTTCACGAATAATGCGGCGAATATCAGTATCCGTCGTTTTGTCAGAAGACACATAATAACATTTAGCAAGACTATGAAAGGTGTGGACTTTCAAGTTTGTTATTGCTTGTTTTTCAATCTTTTCTTTGATTTCATGGCGTAACATAGAATTATATGTCAGTTGAAGAAAATTCACGTCGGGCATCGCAATCGCAGCGGAAATAATAGTGGTTGATTTACCCGAACCCGCACACGCATCTACGATTACATTGATACCCGATTTAAGTTTTTCAATAACAACAAGCTGCTCCATTAAGTGAGTATTAACGAAAAATCTTTATATCTTTATGCCAAAACGATTACAATGGTTAAATCTTTGTAAAAATATAAAGATTATCATATTATATGGATTTACGCAATCTTTTGATAACTAAATTAGTAGCGTGTAATTTAACAAATACACAAGAAAACTGGATACATCAATTTATAAATTGTTGTCCGAAGGCATTTGTCGAAATTTCGGCGGAATTCGATGCGATTATGTATGATGGTAAGATTGACGCATATGATATTCCACACATTATTTCAGTTATGTCAAAGATTTATCATTCACACGCGACATTAGCCGAATTTCAGAATACGGATAATATGTTTATATTTATTGAATTTACAATGGATTGCATCATTGATTCGGGTATGTCGGATTCGAAAATTGCGAAACGGCTGGTAAAATCGTCGATTTCGCTCTTGAAACAAAACGTGAAATTGAGTAAAACTAAATGGCGTTGTTTCTAAAAAATTGATTTCAAAAGTAAAATGTGTAATCTTATACAAAATGACTCACGTATGCTCTATCTGCGAAAAGACATTTACGCTCAAATCGCATTATACTCATCATATTAAACGCAAACCTTCGTGTGAAAAGAAAAAGCCGAATTTTATTGAGGTATGTGCTGGAGGTGGCGGGTTAAGCAGCGGATTAATGAAAGCAGGGTTTATACCTTTATTATTGAACGATAATAATAAAGATTGTTGTGAAACGTTAAAACTCAATCACGTCGGAGTGAATGTGGTTTGCGCATCGATGGATAAATTGGATTTAACTGAATATATAGGAAAGGTGGATTTATTTACAGGCGGAGTTCCGTGTCAAAGTTTTTCGCAAGCGGGGTTAAGAAAAGGACTCGACGACCCGAGAGGCGAACTTATGTATAAATTTGCCGATATGATACATATAATTAAACCAAAAATATTTATGATTGAAAACGTGAAGGGACTAATATCACACAATTCAGGCGAAACCATAAAGAATGTATTTACAATGTTAAACCGTGAAGAATTATATACAATCACGTTTAAATTGTTAAATGCAGCGGAATATAACGTTCCACAAAAAAGAGAGCGTGTATTCATTGTTGGAATATTGAAAACCGCCGATATATCATTCACCTTTCCCGAAAATACAAATAATATTATTTTATTGAAAGACGTTTTACCAAATACACCAATCTCAATGGGTGCCAAATATAGCGAAGATAAAATAAAATTATTTAAATTAATACCGCAGGGTGGATGTTGGATACATTTGCCTGAAGAATTACAAAAATCATATTTGGGTAAAAGTTACTTTTCAGGAGGCGGAAAACGAGGCATTTTATATAGATTATCTATGGAAAAAACGTCGTTAACCTTGCTATGTACACCGTCACAAAAACAAACCGAACGATGTCATCCATTAGAAGAACGCCCATTAACTGTCAGAGAATATGCTCGAATTCAAACATTCGATGACGAATATGTATTTATCGGCAGTATGGCATCGCAATATAAACAAATCGGGAATGCAGTGCCAGTTGAATTGGCAAAATGCGTCGGACATTCGCTTATTCAGGCTCTATGTTCATAATAATCGTCAATTGTAATTCTGACAAAATCGATTATACTGTTGGTATCGTCGCCCATAATTAATCGTAATAATTGCATTCCAGTATATTGTTTAATTTCAACCTCATTATGAATAATCGTTTTACACGAACCTCTCATCGTATCTTGTTCTGTGTCTGAATTAATATTACCATAAACGCATAAGAAATCGGGATGTTCGGTTTTATATTTTGCCAATTTATCGAGGTTTGATTTTCGTGATGAGGCATTATCTGTGTTTGTGCGGTTTTTTAATTCGATTATGATTTTACGTTCATATGAGATTAAGTCTAATCCAGATGGATGTCCAACTTTCAGGTCTTCAAACGTATCGAAATTGCCTAATACCGCCCCAGTTTTCATCTGTCGTTGCCTTTCACCTAATGCGATTAATTTATTTCGCCAACTACGTTCAGTGTCCAATATATCAAAGGTTGTCTCACATCGTTCTGGTCTTGAGAGAATAGTTAAAATGATTGGAGTTAGTTGCATTTTTAATGATTAACTATAATATTTTAATCTTTCAATTTTTCATATTTCTAAATTGATAATCATTCATATATGACGCATTTCGTGATTTGTGCGTGAACACATTATACACTGGTAAATTAGATGGAACGCCTTATGATTTTGGGGTGATATCTACGTTTTGATTGTAAAATAAATTCTTCGTTTTTCGCTTGGGACTTCTTCGTTTTTCGCTTGGAACCTTTGACACGTTTAGACCTCGCCATACAATAGACAAATCTATTTATCGAGCCTTTGCAATAACACTTGGGTCATCCAATTATTTTTCAAAACCAAATAACCCGATTTATTTTGTTTTGGCACGAATTCGTTTATGTTGTGATTTAATCCGCATATTGCCAGTTAAATTGAGTAAATCTTTATTTTGGAGATGATTTTCAAAATAAATAATTGTTTTATTTCGATATTTCCGAGTTTTCAATCTAATATTTTAGCAAGAATGTCGCTTCGAATTCGGATTTTGTGAGCAATGACCGAAATATTGTATCTGAACCCAAAATTTACTTTGGTCCAGTTGCAACACCTTCAATTTAAACTGATAGTCGCGGACGTGTATTAAATATGAATTCGGGAATTCGAAATGATAATTTATAACCCATTATTATATGTTTATTTTATTGCCTCTTATTTTGCCTGTCATTTGCGCATACAATGTCTTATCATTTTCAGGCGGTGGCTCATTCGGCAGCGTTGAAATTGGATTATTACAAAGAATTCAAGAATTCGACCC